CAAGACTATGAAGGCTCTTTTCATTGTGATGATACTAACTGGACAGACTCTTCAGGGAATGGTGATTTAACCGTTGATGGAAGTACTGCGCCAACAGTTGTTAGTACTGCGCTTGGTAATGCTTATCGTTTTAATGCGTCAGATAGCACACACCTAACAAGGGCACTCACATCAAGTATTACTGCAGCACCAATAACAGTTCAACTTCAGTTCATTAACAGAGGTACGCCAGCTTATACGCTTTACGCTGGTGGTGTTTCTGGTACAGCTGGCGGGCGTGATTTTAGTGTCGGTGGTATTTCTGGAACAAGTTCAATACAGATTAGGGATACATTCCCAGTCAACCAAGGCAGGCAATTTGTAGTAGATACTGTGGCCGGAGCTATTGGTGACGAGTATCGCGTTAATTCTGTTTTTGATAGCGGAAATCTAACTAGTTCTGGCTGGATTAACGACACATTTGGTACTGACACAATAGCAAGAACACTTTCGACTACATTAGTGAATCTTGGTATTGGTGGGCGTATAGATGGTAGTCCTGACTATTACGATGTTGATGTAGCTAGCTTTAGGGTTCTGACAGTTGCAAGGAGTCAGGATCATCTTGATTCCGAATATGACAACGAGAGCGACCCTGCTAACTTCGGCACATCTAGCGGGTGGACTACTGGCGGTGGCGGCATATCAATAACAGAGACTGTTGAGTCGTACAGTTACGCAACTATAGATCCTACTATAACTTTAACTGGCGCAATTTCAGTCACAGAAACTATAGAGTCTATAAGTTACAGCTCAAACAATCCAACAATAACTTTAACTCCTGTTGGCGTTATATCGGTTACTGAGAGCTTAGCAACAAGCAATTATTCAGCACTAAACCCTGTTATAGATTTAACTGGCGCCATCTCAATTAACGAGCAGTTATCTAACAGTAATTACCTATCATTAAACCCAACAATAACACTAACTAGTTTTCCGATAGAGATAACAGAGTCAACAACTAATGTTAATTACAGAGTAAGAAATCCGTCAATACTATTAACTCCTGAGCCTGTTGGTATAGAGAGTTTAGTTTGCTTTAACGGTACATTAAAAGAGGTTTCGTTTAACGGCGTAACTTACAGTACAGAGTTTAACGGTGTGGATAGTAACGTGGCGTTTAACGGTAATTTAACCGATACAGAATTTAATGGTACAATAAAGACAAATTGTACTGGTGGCAGTATTAAAACAGATTGTTAAGAGGCTAAAGAAATGGCGCAAGGTGACTCAAAAATAAGCAACGAATACTCATACCAAATGGGTAATGGTAGGTATAATCAATCTACTGACGCATTTAGGATTTATTTCTGCTCAGACACATACGCAAGTATTAACGAAGACGCGGCAACATTAAATCTTTCAAATGTTACACAAGTCGGAGGCGGTAACTTCTCAATTTCAGGTGTTGCGCTGACTAGTGTTACTTGGACTCGTTCTGGTGCTGTATCAACATTAGATTACGCAGACTTAACGACGATAGCGAAAAACGCATCTAATCCAGCAACCATTAGAACAGCGGTAATAGTTAATGACACAAGTGCAGCAGATGATATATATAAAATCGTCGATTTGACTACTGACGGCTCTACGCCAATCGATGTAGTTAACAATGACTTTGATTACTCCGTTAACGCTTCAGGCTCTAGTACGCTAACGGTGGTGTAACATGACTTGCCCTAACAACCTATGGAATAACTCAGGACAGACGTTTAAGACGCGAATAACTGAGTGTGACGATTCAACAGTAACTATAGATGCATCAAACTTCACAGAGGCGCTTTATAGAATATTTGCTACTGACGGGACAACGGCATTAGTTACCGCTACTTTAACTGGTGGAGACATAACTGTTATTGCAGATACAGACGAAGAAGGTAATCCGATTAACGTATTTAAGACAACGTTAACAAAGGTCGCTATGGATGATGCTATTGTTCCAGAAGGTCAATACACTCACTCTTTTAAAGTAACGAACACTAACGGCTTAGAGTTACCTCCTATATTTCAGAACCAAGTAACTATTGTAAGGGCTAATGACTAATGGCAAGGCCAACATCATACACTGTTGATATATTAGCCAAGGCAGAAGATTATATAGAAAACTGCCCTGACATAATCCCTACTGTTGTAGGTTTGTGTCTACATATAGGTATAGCAAAATCAACGGCTTATGATTGGGCTATAGATGAAAACAAAGAGTTTTCGGACATCTTAGCTTATGTCGGTGAATTACAAGAGAAAAAACTGATAGTTGGTGGTCTTACAAATGAGTTTAATTCTGCTATCACAAAGATGATGCTAACCAAGCATGGCTACACTGATAAGACTGAGACAGACATAACAACAAAGGGTAAGTCTATTAATACTTGGACTGTTAACCCTGTTACTACAAGCAAGGATTGAGGATGGATTTCTTTCTAGGCATTGGTATCGGTTTATGCGTTTGCGTTCTTATTTTTATAGCGACACATGATATAGATGGCTGATATAGATTTAAGAATCACAGACAGGATAGCTAAACTGTTATCTAAACCAAAGCGAATTAAAATTGCTGTTGGTGGTCGTGGTTCTTCAAAGTCTCTAGGTGTTGGCGATATTATGTTGATGTTTGCTGACCATGGCGAGCGCATATGTTGCACAAGGGAATTTCAGAACTCTATTGATGACTCAGTGCATGAAAGCCTAAAGCAAGAGATAGATAGACTGGGTATTGAAGGCTTTGACGTACAGAATAACAATATCTATTCATCAAGCGGTGGCGAGATATTTTACAAAGGCTTGGCTAGGAACATAACAAGCTTAAAGTCTTTAGCTGGCGTTAAAAGGTTGTGGATTGAAGAAGGCGAAAGCGTAAGCGAAAGAAGCTTAAAAGTCTTAACGCCCTCTATTCGTTCAAGTGCTAAAGATAACTCAGAAGATAGTGACCCGCCTGAGATTTGGATCACAATGAACAGGAACTCAAGAGAGGATGCTATTGCTAAAAAGTATCTTTCTCGTGCTGAGAGTGAATTAGAGCGGTGCGGCTATTACGAAGACGACTTAATCATGGTTGTTGAGGTTAACTATCAAGACAATCCTTGGTTTCCGCCTGAACTAGAGCAAGAACGCTTAGATGATAAAGAAAACCTAAGCGAAGATGAGTACGATCATATTTGGAACGGTCATTACAATGAGACAGTAGACAACGCAATCATTAAAAAAGCTTGGTTTGATGCTGCTATTGACTCTCATATTAAGCTAGGGATTAAGCCGCAAGGGGCAACAATATTTAGCCATGACCCAGCAGATGAAGGCGGAGATAGCAAAGCCTATGCTTGTCGAACTGGCATTCTATATAAAGATGTTGGCGAGATAGTAGCTAAAGATGGTAACGAGGCTTGCGATGCTGCAACGAGCAAAGCAATACAAAGCAATGCTGACTTGTTTGTTTGGGACGGTGACGGAATGGGCGCGCTACTTCGTAGGCAAGTCTCTGATAGCTTTAAAGGCATTAAGTGTCAATTAAGAATGTACAAAGGCTCTAATGAAGTAGAAAACAAAAAAGCTATTTATGATGGGATTGGCTCTTTGGGCTCTAAGGATAAGCCAAAGACAAATGGTGAGACTTTCTACAACAAACGCTCTCAATACTATATGAAGCTAGCACAAAGGTTTTATAACACTTATAGAGCGGTAGAAAAGAAAGAATATATTGACCCTGACGATTTGATTAGTATTTCTAGCGACATAGAGCTAATAGATAAATTAAGGTCAGAAGTTTGTCGCATTCCGAGAAAACATAACGGTGCTGGCAAAATTCAATTGATGAGCAAAAAAGAAATGAAAGATAAGTATGATATAGACTCGCCTGGCATGGCTGACTGTTTGGCTATGGGTGAGGAATTGCCAGATATTGAAGACCAAGAAGTAACAGATAATTTTGAATCATTTTTTTAAGGTTTAGTTATGAAAGACTATTCAAGCATAAATACAGTATTAGAAAGCCTTAGAGCTGTTCAAGAGTCAGAGCAAGACCAAAGAGCAGCAGCAAGAGAGGCTAAGCACTTCATAACTAAGCGTGATGGCCAGTGGGAGCCAAGCATAATTTCACGCTTCAAAGCTTTGGGGCGATTCCGTGGAACTTTCGATATGTGCGGACCTATCATTGATAATATTGCTGGTGAGATAGAAGAGTCAGATTTTACGTTAAGAGTAAGTCCGGCAGGTGGAGAAGCTTCAGAGAAAACAGCGGCTATTTATGACGGTATTATTAGAAACATTCGTAACATATCAAACGCTGAGACGGTATTTAATCAAGCTGGTCGCTCTATGGTTATTGGCGGGTTTGATGCGTGGGAAGTTGTTCAAGATTATGTTGATGGTGACGCATTCGACCAAGATTTATTTATTCGCAAAATTCCTAGTGC